CCGTGATGTTGAACGTTTTGCTCTGCTGCCGAGCATCGACCGCGCGCCATGCGGGCGTTACGGCACGCGCAGCAGCGGATGAGCGGATCCGGATGATGTATGGCTGCGTTCCAGCCAACCTTGCGGCTAGAACCGGCTCGCCGCCCCTAAGCGGGATCAACTCGGCCGCGGCGGTAAACTTTGTTTCCCAGTCGCCAGACTGCTCGTTCCCCATACCATCATCGACGATCGCGCGACGCTGGAAGAATAACTTCTCGCGCAACTTGCCTGCGCCACGGGTTTCGGTCATGTCGTTATCCCTTGGGGCGCTGGCATGCCTCAGCCTTGCCGGCAGCTTTCGCCGCCGTTGCGCATGGTGTGGTCACATTGGCGACCGTATCGGCCTTGTAGGCGATCGTGACGGCGGGCGTGGCCCGCCAGTCATAGTCCGCCAGAAAGCGCACCCATGGCATTAGAGGCTAACGCCAGGGAACTGGATGCCCATTGCAAGCACGCTGGTCGACTTGGCAAGGCCAAGAAGACAGACGTATTCGCCGGTTCCGACGTCTGCGACTGGGCAAATGCCGCCGGGAGTGTCCGAGAGGTAATATGCGCTACCGGCAACGAGCGTGCCGCCGATTGTGATGTCGCCAGACTTCTGAATTGCCACAGGCTGACCAACCGAGGCGCCGTTAAGGGCGATTGCTTTCGCCTGGCGCGCTTCGGCCGTGGCCGAGTTGCTGTCTGCGAGCATCCAGCGATTGGTGGCTGCGGCCAGATAGATAGCCTTGCCGGCTACGATGGTCTCGCCGGCGATGCCCTGATCACGCTCAGCGTTGCTGGCTGCCAGGACGTTTGCGGGCGTGATGACGATGTCGGTCATTGGATTTCTCCTGCGGCTTAGCCGCGTCTATGATTGCAGAGCAACGCGTCGAATGCGGTCCAACTTGGAGGCGCGTTGTTCTCGCGCATCTCGTAAGCTTCAGCGATCCAAAGCAGCATTGCGTGTTTGATGGATGGTGGCATGGACTGGTACCCCACGACCGCAGTCAGGGTGATGCGCGATCCATTGCGAGGAACCGGCCACTGTTTGCCGAATGCCGGCACGATGGAAGCCTCGAGGCCGTCGAAACGCTCCTCAAAATCGCCTGGAGCAATGGTCGCATCCGTGTCGTCCGTGGCCAAATACGCAATCGAGGTAACCGACTGCACCGGCGCCGCCGGCAGACGATCGAAATCGCAAAACTCATCGCATTTTACTTGGATGGTATGTGTGGCCAATGGCGTATTGCAATACCGCTCGACATAGTCGCGCGCCGCGGCGATCAGCGCGTCGAAGAGTGCGTCATCGTCATCGTGAAGAACGGAACACTGGCGCTTCGCCTCCTCTTTCGAGATCGGCTCACTCGGCGCCTGCGTTACCTTCGGTGGATACCACATTCGCCTTGCCCTTCTTGCGAGCCGGCGACGCGACCGGAACTTCCTCAGTCTCTGCCTTCACGGCGAAACCTGCATCAACGAGGCGTTCGGCCTCGACGTCATCGAATTCGTGCTCGTCCCCTGGCGCCAAGTTGAATTCTGGGCCGGACAAGCCGACGGTCATTTTCAAAAGCATGTCGCCTCCTGAAAAGAGAGGCGGGCCGGCCGAAGCCAGCCCGCCAATGATTAGGCCTGCGCCAGGTACTTGACGGCTGCGGTATCGAGCAGCTCACCGTCGAAACGGATGAGGCCGGCAATGCCGAGATCCGGCCAGAACCGTTCGCGGAGAACGCCGATCACCGGCGAGCCGACCTTGCGGACCCAATACTTGCCGAGGTCACCGAAGATGATGGTCTTGTTGCCGGTCGCAATATTCGCCATCGCCTGGTTGATCGAGTATCGATAGCCGAGCAGCGTACCGGGGACGCCTTCCTTGACGTTGCCCATCTGCCAGAGGTAGTTGCCCTGGCCGTCCTTCAGCTTGCGGATTGCCGCCAGCGTCAGGTCGTTGAACATGAAACCGACCTTCGGCGAGATGCGGTACGCCGGGTCAACGGAGTGCGACAGATCGATGATTTCATCCGCGGCAATAGCCGTGGCCGATGCAGCGGTCTTGCCGAGGGTGGCTGCAGTCACGATACCGTTCGGTGCGTTGGATCCCGTGCCGGTCGTCAGCTGCGCGTTAGCGAGGCGGCCGAGACGTTCGCCGAGCAGGTCTGCGAGCAGGCTTTCCATGCTGAAGATGGAATCCTGCGCGAGCTGCCAAGAGAATTTCACGAACTTCGTGTTGAAGTCGTAAGCTTCGAGCTGCTTCTGGCCGAAGACGGTATCGGCAGAGCCGTCGTCGGTGAGCGCCGTGCCTTCCGTACCCTGGACGCCGGTCTTGCCGGTATCGTCGGTCGTCGGGATCGGCAGTTGGTTGCCGGCCGTGGTAACGAGCTCGCTGACGATGCTGCCATCGTACATCGGACCCCAGGCCTTCATGGTGCGAACGAGCATGTTCTGAAGCTCGACCGGGACTGTGTAGCCGCCCGCCGTGTTGGTGCCGCCGGTCTGGATACGCTTTTCGATGTCCTGAACAACGCCAGCACGCAAAACCTTCCGTTCTTCAGCATCAAGGTTGGACGGATCGGCACCCGTGGCGAGGAACTTGAAGAACACTTCGCGATATTCGGCCTTTTCGCCGGTTTCGGAGCCGGCCGCGCGCTCATCGCTTTCGGCGCCGGGGCGCTTCTTGGCGCGCTCTTCTTCCTGGCGAGCAGCGAAGCGAGTTTCCAGTGCGGACTGGTCTTCTTCGCGCTTGATGTTGCGCTCGACGCGGTCGAACTCGGCCATGATGTCATCGTGGCGCTTTTCGAGTTCGACGGAACGAGCCTCATCGGAATTTTTCTTGATTTCGTCCAGGGCGGCGCGTGCTTCCGTAACGAGACGGCCGCGCTTTTCCTGCAGCTCAGTGAGAGTCATGCAAGTCTCCAAAATTTGGTGGTGGGTTGATGGCAGGACATTGCGTCCGGCCCTCCGGCTGGTGCCGGGTGACTACTACGAAGCGTCCTGCCGGATGCCCCGAATCTTCTGTTCTTGCCGCGCCTCGCGTTCGGATATGCGCCGGCGGGCCGCGGCTGCGTTGCGGTTCGCGCAATCGCCATCAGCCCGAGACGCCTGTAGCGACCGCAGGCCGATCGTGGTGTCTTCGTAGGCCGGCCAGGCGACCGCTGAGACCTCAAAGAGTTCTACGGCTTGGATTGTGCGAACCGGAACATCGCCGGTTTCGTCCCATAATTCCTTGGTGACTCGAAAACCGAACGACATGCCTGAGATATCTTGGCGAGACACCAGTTCCCATAGGTCGTTTCCATCGCTTGTGTTCGGCAAATCGATCTCGACGCGCAGACCGGTACCGTCTTCGGACAGCCGGAGCGTGCCGCTCCTGGTCCGCCCGACAACGCGGCCGGGGTCGTGATCGACCAGAGCCCGAATGTCGCCTCCGATCGCCGAAGAGAATGCGCCAGGAGCAATCTTCTCTTGGAAGTAGCTCCCGATCATGGCCAGCCGCTCGAATTTTGCGGCATAGCCGATCAGCGTTCGCTTGCCATCGTCGGCACGGTGCTCGACCGCGCCGACGTAACTCCGCTTTTCAATATTGGTCGTCATCATGCGGCGTCAGCCCCACTGTCTGCATTGTTGTCGTTGGCGGGCTGGTCTGCGCCAGGCTTCATTTGCGAACCGAGAGCAACGGTCGCCCCTTGAATATGCAATTTCGCAGCTTCCTCTCCCTTGGCCGGCAGGTTTTCCAACTTGCGAACCTCATCCGGCGTGCGGATGGCATTCTGAATCGCGATGCCGTAGCCTTCCATGCGGGTCTTGAAGTCGCCGCGGAGCAATCCGTCGAGCGCGTGCTCGATATAGCGATTGCCGGATGATCGGCCGAAGAACTTCAGATTGATCTCGTCCTCGAGCGCCTTGGCCCATTGACCGATTAGGTGCTTGGTGAGGTGCAGATCCTGCTGCTCTACGTTGCTGAACGTTGCGCGTGTCAGATAATGCAGAAATACCGGCGGAAGCTGGTACGTTCTGGCAATCTCCTCGACCTGGAACCGCCTCGCCTCGATCATCTGCCCCTTGGCAGGATCAAGACCGACCGCAGTAAGGTCGTAGCCGGGCGGAATCGGGAAAACAGATTCCCCGGCACCCTTCGCGGCGTCAACGGCTCTCTTGATGTCCGCCTGGGCGCGCTTGAGCGCTTCACCGCTGGCGGGCAACGGGCCTTTCAGCGCCAGAGGCGGAACACCGCCACCGGCGAAGAAGTTTGACCCGTAGTCGTTCATGGCAATCGCGAGCTGGATTGCCTTCGATGCTTGAGCGATCGGCCCGTAGTGTCTCAGGCCGCAGCTGCGCCGCATGAACGGGACGTCGATGACATCAGCCGCGTCATATGTCTTGCCCTCGTACTCATACGAAACCTTCAACCCGACGCGCTTTACCGTGGTTTTGGTCGGATCCATCTGCCACAGCGAGTCCACACCCTGCGGCGTCCGCTCGATATAGGCCAGGCCTCGGCCGTGGGTGAAAACCTGCTGCCAGAACCACTGCCAGAAACCGAAAGAGCCGATGCCGTCGTTCGGAGCGACGTTGACGACCGTTTCCAGGCGCCCCGTTATCCGAGTGGCGCCGGTTTTCGTGTCGCGATATGCGTGCCGCGGGAGGGCTGCCAGCGTGCGCGACATGAACGCCACTGCGGCCCAAACTGCCGGCACAGTGAGCGCGCTATCGACCGTCACAGCCGGCAGATTGGCCGAGTTGATGCCAAAGAATGCCAGAAAATTGTCTGCGCTAACCGGGATTGTTGGATTTTCAATTGTGGTGCGCGTTTCTGGCGCTTTTCCCGCATTCGGGCGGCTAAACCAGTCTTTTATTGCCATTATGCCGCCTTATTGAGTGAGAATTCAGGGTCATCCCAAGGGGATGCCACCGGCTTAATTTCGACGAAACCATCAACCGCAGCGCCAACAGCCATCGCTGCAGCAACTGCGGGGTCGATGCGGACGGTTGAACGTTTTTTGCTGAACCACTGGTTGCCCATGAGCGGGTCGGTCTCGATCGCAACGCCCATCAAGGCGCCGAGCAGGACAGGCGACTTTCGCAGCCTGATACGCTCCTCAAGAATAAGCGTTTCCAGCGCCGAGACAGAGCCAGGCATCCACAGACCAAGCGGAGGCTCAAGGCCGGCATCTTTTGCCGCCTGCACCTTCTCTTCGTCTGGCTTTGCCCGCCTCTTGCCGCCCTGCGGATGGGCTACCGTCTTGATATCGATGCCGTACTCATCAAGCTCGGTTTCGAACTTATCAAACGCATAACGGTCGAAAGCCAGAACGCCGATGCCATGCCCGGTATTGAGACGAGCGAATAGTGCAGCAACATGGTCGTACCGAATGCGGGCGCCTTCCGGCGCATTGATGTAGCCCTGATCTAGCCAAAGCCTATAAGGCACATGGTCCTGCTTCGATCGCTCATCCATCGTGTCTCGCGGCGTCCACGCCTCGATCCACAAGTCGTAAGTCGGCAGGTCAACCTCGGCGCCATCATCGCGCTTGACGCGCTTCGTGCAGGTCTCAACGGTGAAAGCCGCTGCGGTCAAATCCTTCGCGCCGGACAAGTCCAAGCCGGCCGAGTTGATCTTCTTGCCCTTGTGCTCTTCGTAAGGGTTGAAGTCGAACATCACTTTTTCAAGCAATGGGCGCGGTATCCACGCCGTATCGGCCTCAGTCCAAACGCAGAAATGCAGGCGCAAAATGCCGTTGCGCTTCGAAGGAATGTCATTCGCCTGGTTGACGACGCCAGCCAGATAATCGTGCTTCAGCGTAACGCCGAAAAGCGGGTTGGCCTTCTGCCAGCAGGTCGGATCCGTAAACGGATCGTCATCCTTGTCGAGCGCGCAGACGTAGCTAAACGTCGTGTCGTCGACCACCTCACCAACATAGGTGAAATCATCGTCCGGCGTCTGCGTACCCGCGGCTACCTTCACGGCGTGCTGGTGTTCATCCCAGCAGATGCTGTTTCGATCTGTGCCGCTGTTCGTGATCATGAACAGCAGCGGCTGCCGGCGAAACTTGAAGCCGCGCTCGAGCATCTAGATGACCTTGCAATCTGGATGCTCGTGGATTTCGTCGCAGAGCGCCACATATGGACGCGGCCCGGAGTGCGCGCCTTCACGCGAGATCGGCCGAAAGAATG